CCCCGCAACTCCGCTGGCATTTGTTCGGCATACTGATTAATGAACGCACTCTTTTGCTGTTGCTGCTGTTGTTGCTGTTGCATCTGCGCAATCTGGTATTGCGCGTTCAGCTTTTGCATCTGCTGTTGGCGCACGTTCTGAAGAACAGCGGCTGGATCAGAAGCGCCACGGCTACCTGCGGCCTGAAGCACTTGACCAAGCGCGCTGATCTTTTCGCCAGTCGATAGCTGGCCGATGCCGCCGCTCATGAGAGCCTGCATATCCGCAATGTACTTTGCCGTCGGTGAAAGCTGCGGCGCTGCGGGTGCGGCTGTAGGCGCGATCCCTACCGGAGCAACAGCTTGCGGCGCGATAGAAGGCATAGTGCCAACAGAACGCACCACACCACCCGGAGGAGTGCGGTTCGGGACCAATGATTGCATCAAGGTTTCCATTGGGGTCGGCATTTAATTAGCCCTTCTTGAAGAGATCGAGAACACCGCCGATTGCCGAAGCAGCCGACCCAATTTGGCCGAGCGTTGACTGGCCGGGTGCGGTTGTCGTTGCCGTGATTGGCGAGGGAAGACCCTGCGAACCCATGAGCAAAGTCTGAAGCTGCTGCTGTGGGAAGCCGCGCTGTTCGAGGAAGTCCTTGTAGGCCAGATCAAGGTTCTGCTGAGCCATGCCGCGCTGTGCTTGGCCTGCGCCTTGAAGCATCGCGGCGTATGCCTGCTGATTGCCCAGCGCCTGTTGGCCGTAGCCTGCAAGAGCGGATGCACCCGCAAGCTGCTGACCCGGCAGACCCTGTGCAAACCCAGCGGCTTGCGTGTATCCCTGATTATACAGGTTCGCCAGCGTCTGAGCCGTATTCAAATCTTCTTCACCTGCAAGCTGCGCTTCGTACACACCACGACGTTCGTTACCGAATGCCCGCGCTGAAGCCATCTGAGCCTTGGTAGCCGCGTCACGTTCAGCGCGGTTCTGTGCGAGACGGGCCATCGTGGCGTCGATGACGTTGGTCTGGAACGGCGACATGAAGCCGGAGACATCTTGCTGAAACTGCTGTGGGGTATATCCGGCTGCACGCTGAGCAACTTGGGTGGCTTGCTGAAGTTGCGGCATCCCAACTTGCTGGGTTGCAGCGTTGATCGCAGTCTGAAACGCCTGCTCTTCAGCGGGGCGGAAGCCTGCGATGCGTGGCCCCTGATACGCCTGATACGGAGTAGCCGCGACTTGCTGTGCGGCCCCATAGTTACGCGCCAGAATATCCTGAATGAAAGGATTGAGCGCCTGAGTTTGCGTAGTAGTTGTAGTCGCCATTATATTCCCCGTGCGGTTGGGCCGCTTAATCCTTCGTTATTAACACAAAACAAAATAAATTGACAGCCCATTACTGCTGAACCTGCGTTATCGCAACATGTGCTGTTGGGATAGCTGGGTGGAATGCGGTCGAGGCCACATTGGTCGGCTGGAGGGCTGTGTCATCTACAGCCCACATAAGTTCGACGTACTCATTTACACCAAGAGAAACAAAGTCATTGATGGCAAGGACCATGTAACCACCGTTGTCACTCAAAGAACCAACTGCGGAACTTGCGCCAATGTTTGTCGTGCCATTCTTACGAAGCCACATCCAGCCCCGCTTAATGCTTGAGTTTCCAGAAGAAAACTGGATGCGGGCCGCGAAGTTGTAGAGGCCGCTGTGGGCCACTGTCAGGCGCGTTGTCGGGCTTCCAGTCCGAGAGATGCCTTCCGAGATCACCGTCGTGTCCCACGCCAAAGCGTAAGCGGTGTTCGCAGCGGCTGGGGTAACTGTTGTGTTGTGGGTGAACTGGCCGAAATAGTATTGCTGTTCAATCGCAGGGCGGACGAATATCTCGCCGTCCGTTGTCCCGACCTTCAGCACAGCCGCGACCGGAACCACGTTATCCGGCGCTGTCGGCTTTACGTTTGTAAACGCCCCGGCGGTAATAGGCGAGGCATAAAGAATATCCCCGACACTAAAGCCGCTTGTGTTGATCCCGCGAACGTGGCCGAATGTCGTGCAGTAACCGACTTCGCCGCTGTCAGGCAGGTCGTGCGTCAGAACGCCGAGGATGTAGAGCGTTGGCGTTGCTCCATTCGCAAGATACTTAGTGACCGACAGAACATTGTTTGTGCCAACGCCAGAAAAGCCGACAACCGTTCCATTTGCAAGAGTGCTGCCGGTGCTGTTCTGCACGCGGGCGAACGTCTCCTGCCCGATCTGCTGAACGACATTGTACTCCATGCCGAGATCGAGCGTCCCGTCAATCGTGTTCCACGACAACGAACCTTCTGTTGGCGTGTGCGTGTCAGTCGTGACGAAGGACATATCGGAGGCAATCAGCTTTGCGGGCTGATAGACGCCTACATCTTGGCCCTTCTCATAAACCGTATTTGAGAAAAGTTCTATGAGGCGGTTGCGTTGCGCCTCATATGAAGTGTCGTATTGGCCGGTTGGTGGCGGTAGCTTAACGCTCATCTACGGCCACCCGGAATAGCATTAAGGCGCTGCGTTCCTACACGCCAATCAGACGGCGTTGTGGTTGTCACGCGCATCTTAATCTGACGCCCGTTGAAACGAACCGATGTCGGCTGTGTCAGGCTATACGGACCGTAAGTTGTCTCATCGCTGGTCGGGTAGTACCGCGTGGTAAACGTGGCGGATACACTACCCTGATTGCGTTCGTCGGGAATCATCTCGTTGATATATAGTATCTGGTCGCCGTTTCCAATCTGGAACGGACCGGTCTCGGCGTATGGCAGCGCCCCGCTGTAGTTCAAGCCAACTTCGTGGTCATAGATAAAGCCGTCCGTGCCAACCATAATCGGGTTGCGGAACACGCTGCGGTCTGTACCCGCTGTACGGGCCAGCGTACCAATCGACCAATGGTTCTCTACATAATCCCAAGAAACGTAGCTGTCGTTTTCGTTAGCGTTAGCCGACGGATAGAACCACCAGACTTCGTTATACTGGCTGTTGTTAACGGCGTAGACTTTGGAGATTTGGTTGGTATTTATGTTGTTAAAAACGTAATCGTAAACTTCGCACGGCAATGGCTTTACGTAGCCATCATACATGTGAAAGCCCTTCTGGCCCATCCACACCGCCATATTGTCGAGAACGGCAACACAGTTGGCAGATGCAGCACCACAGGCACGACCGGCGATTTCAGCCTGATACACAAATGGCTGGCCCACATATGTCAGAACGTGCGCGTCGATGTCCGTCAGGATAAGGTTCTGGCCGCGAACACGTTTGCCGGTGATAATCCGCCCAGGCGTTTGCAATATGATGCTACCAGCCAGATTAGTAGACGCCGCTGTCCAGATGGTATTGTTCTCAAGATCGGACCACGCAACCTTACGGCCATCGCCGGAAGCGCCAAGCGCGAACATCGAACGCTCGGCGGTGACGAGACAGCCGATGTTATTGACGGGCGCGTTCGCAATGACGGCGGCCTTGGTCGGCGTGGTATAGTCAAGCTGCCACTCATACAGCTTGCCGTCAGACGTAGAGCATCCAACAAGATATTCGCCCCAAGTGTCTAGCGACCATGTGGTGGCGGGTGTTACAGAACCACTGTCAGGACGAGGTGTGCCGTAATAGCCACCGCCGTAAGTACTGATCCCGTAACCAGCGCCCGTAGAAGCATCATCAGAACCCGCCGTAAAACCAACAGGCGTAATATCTACCAGAACATTGGATTGCGTTACAGCATAAAGTTTCGACGAAGTTCCGGCTGCCATCAAGCGGACACTGCCGTTTGTTTTCCATGTAATAAGAGAACGAGCCTTACCTGTTAAGGCAGAAATAGGGCGAACTTCCCAGCCCCCGACAGGCTCCATTGCGCCCTCTGTCCAGCGCACAAGATTAGTATCATACCAGCGTCCTGCTGACTGAAGTTCAGTTCCGCTGCGATAAACGCCCGGTGGGATGCTGATAGGAATTAGCGCCATGTTGTTTTCCGTGTCTAGCCTTTAGTCCTTATATCACTTCTTGCGGATTTTTACAGCTTCTTCCCATGCTTCTATTGTTCGGCGGTGACGCAATGCGCAGTCACCATATTTAGCTAATATATCTACTTCCCATATAGCGCGCTCAGGATCAATAAGCGTAGCTGGTGGCGAGGGAAGTGGTGGGCAGTTACTCGCTAGGTTCGCTGGCGGCTGCGGCATTGGCGCGATTGACGCCGCTTTCGAGCAACCCGATAAGGCGAGGGTCAGGAGCACAATCAGCAGAAACAGCAGGCAAAGTCTTGTATATCTCGCGGATGGTTTGCTTTTCTCCGGCGACCACGACATCGGCTTTATCTCGTTCGGATTGGTAGAGCGTTGAAACCTCATCTATTTTTCCTTGCATTTGCTGGCGCTGCTTAGCAGCTTTTTCCAGAACCGCAGAATACGCGGCATCGCACTGCCAGTCTTTGATCTTCCATCCGGAGGCGAGGCCAATAGCAAGAGCGCCTGCCGCCACATAACCCATGAATGGATCAATCCGCACCATTTATTTTGCCCCATTCTCTCACCGCAAATATAGTCGCACAAGACGCAATCGTAGCCGCTAAGTCCGTAAGGGAGATTGGCTGGCTGTTCACAATGGGCAAGGCTACCGCATTTACAATAACACCGCAAGCAATACCGACACATGTGACCGGACGCCACCAAACTCGGACACGCTCAAGCAGCGCGGTCTCAAGTTCTTTAATCGTCATTTTGGGTCTGAGTATTTAGCGTGCGGAAGTTCCCAATGTGGGCCGTCCTTAAACGACTTCCAGTCCCCGCCCCAAGTGATTGACACATTCTCAAGATGCGCGGCCTTCTTCATGGCCTCTTCAATCTTATCGAAGAGCGGCCAGTCCCAACGAATGCTGCCCGCTACATACGGCGCAATGTCAACCGCAAAGCCGTGAATGTGGCGCGAACGCATCGTCTTGGTCGCGCCTTTGGCGAACAGTTCTTTCTGCCGTGCGGGGGTCCGCAGCCCCTCGATGACAGTGAAGTCGATATCCGAGATGCTGATAGCGCGTTTAACGACGCGCACCAAATCGGGATGCACACCACGAAGGTTTAACAGGGAACGTGGGCCTAGCTTAAACGCCATTACCGATCTGCCTTGTTGTCCAGCTTGTCTTCAATCCGGCGGAGGTGAAGCATAACCTCGTCAAACTTCTTGTCGATGCTGTTAAACTTCTCGTCGCCGAACTCCAGCTTTGTCTCAAGGATGGCGAGACGATTGCTCAACTGCGTCCACACGCCAATGATGGCGAAGATGCCCGCAACGACGGTGAGAAGCGTGTCGATGCCGAACGACATGTCCATTAGCTTGTCACTTTCACCCAAGCCAATGTGGCTTCGTCCCAGTGATATAGCTTGCCGTCATCTGGCTTGGCTGTTGGTGCGTCCCATAAGCAGGTGTTTTCGTTCAGCGTCCATGACGGGAATGGTTGTGGCGGGATAAACGCATCGCGCACTGGGTCATAGGTAAATCCAATCCCCGCGTAGTTCTTCCGCAGCGGACGGCCTTCTGGATGAACGCCGCCGTGTGTGTTGTATGATGTCTGCACGAACAGCTCAGGATCACCGAACAGGCCCGTGTCGATAACGTCCTGTTCGATGACCAGAACTTCAGTGACGATGCCATCAATGACTTTTGCAAAATGGCTCATGCGGTGTAGCTCCCCGATGAGGTAAACTTAAGGATGGTGTTTGATCCGCTGGTCGTGACCGTAGGCGAACCTGTCGTTATGCCGCTGTAGCTGGCAGTGGGGATTGTAAGGATAACAACGCCTGAGCCGCCACTTCCGTAAGCGCCACCGCCACCGCCACCTCTGTTAACTTCACCGCTAGATGGGCCTCCAGAAGAGGGACCATACCCCGCACCACCGCCGCTATAACCGCCAGCACCGCCGTAACCAGTATAAGTGGCGCTGCCGTCATAGGCTTGTGTGTAAAGTGCATAACCACCGCCCCCAGCACCAAAATAGCCGTGAGCAGCACTGTACACCCCTTGGCCACCGTCGCCGCCATATTCAAGGTTACCCGCCCCACCACTCCCAGCAGCGCCCCCGCCACCACCGCCAGTTTCATATTGGAAGAAGTAAGTCGGATTAATTTCGTAATATGAGTAAAATCCGTTTCCGCCTGCATTTCCCTGTCCGCTAGTTCCGCTGAACCCACTGCCGCCAAAATAGCTACCACCGGAACCCGAGCCGCCTGAACTACCACCTGTTCCACCACCACCGCCAATAGCGGTTTTTACAACAGGAGCGGAAAGCACACTGTTTGAGCCACTTGAGTTAGAACCGCCAGCGCCAACAGTTATGGCGTATACCGTGTTCGGAATAAAGTTTTCGCTGCTTATGATTACGCCGCCGCCACCACCGCCACCGCCGAAGCCGCTCCCGCTACCTCCTCCGGCGGCGATAATATACGACGCTGAGTACGGAGCCTTAGTGCTGGCCATGCCAACCAAAGCGCACATGATGCCCGTCATGTTACGTTGCCCGTCACCGCCCACACTGTCGAGGTTACTTTGACTAGCGTAGCTAGGCCGTATTGGGCAAGAGTGCGCGAGCCTGTTGTAGCCGTACCCGCTAGGCGCAAAGTGTCAGTCGTGATACTGATTGTCTGGTTGCTGCCGCTGTTGTTGAAGACCACAATCGTTGCGCCGATAGAGAACGCCACCGAGCCATTTGCTGGGATTACAACACCGCCGGTCGTGATGCTGATGTGCTTGCCTTGATCGGCTAACGCCAGTGTGTAGGACGCTGTTTGGCTGTTCTGCGGCAGCCCGCGATAGCCGATGGTGTCGGCTGCAACAGTGCCAGTCGCGGTAATCGTTACGTCTTGGTCGAGTGCAGTTATGTCGGTATTCGCACCAGAAGATGCTTTGGCGTTAAGCTGCGTCTGGATGGCGGATGTCACGCCATCGAGATAGCTGAGTTCTGTTGGGCTAAGCGTCGCGCCATTGGCGGATACGTTACCGGCAACAGTCAGCACCTTGCCAGAGCCGACATTTACACCAACGCTCGTCCCTGTGCCGTCTGCTTTGAACAGCGCGTCAATAGTGTCGAGATCGGTATTGAGTTTTGTACCCCAAGTGTCGGCGGAAGCGCCAACTTCAGGTTTCGTCAATCCAAGGTTTGTGGTGGTTGTATCAGCCATTTAAGTCCTCACGCAGCTATCTGCCATATTTCTTCTGTAACAGAAATTGGTGTCCATGTCTCTGGTGTAATTGGTTGCGGCTCCCATTTCTTAACAGCAGTTATTGTAACGCTAGAAACACCGCTTACAGCCACACTGCCGCGCTGCACATATCCCGCGTTCACCGCTACTGAAGCTACGGCGCTTGAAGTTGCCGCACCCGCAGCCGTAATTTTTGCATCTACAGAAATCGCGGACGTAGCCGTTGTCGATACAGCCCCAGTGACGGAAGTGCCACCAGCAGCGATTACGGAAGATACCGCAGAAACGGACGCTGAGGCGGTTACAACGCGAACCGCAGCAACTGTGGTAGTTGATACCGCGTTAGCCTCTACCGCTCCGTCTGTGCGCTCCCCAGCCGATACGCTGACAGATGAGAAAGCGTTGCTTTCAACAGCCGCTTCCTTGATGATTACCGCAACAGCCGTAATTGTGGATGACGCAGTTACGGATACCGATCCCTCAAGTGGGTCGATACCGTAGGAGCCAATCCCAAATAGGCCGCTGCCGTAGCCCGCCATCTATTAGTCCAGCGTAATGTCGTAATCGCCAGCAGGAATGCGGAACACATCGCCGCTGTCAATCGTCTTGGAGGTTGTCAAACCGCCATACGCCAGCATATTGCCACCAGTGGACGCATCAAAGATAGCTGCGTAGGTAATTGTCCCCCACGATGCCGAGGCAGTCGGGAACTCTACAGCAGCCGTGTTGGACGCAAGGTTGGCAGCAACCGTGAAAGCTGCTGTCTGGCGGGCGTATGAGCCGCCAGAGACTTCTGTGCCGCCACCAGTTTCACCGGGGTTAGACGTAAACAGGCCGACGTAAAGCGTGCCCGGAGCCGTGTACGCTGTTGCGCCAAATACATGAAGGAGAACTTTGTTCTCAAGATAATTAGAAAAACTCATCCGAATGTCCTTATGCGGGGTTTAAGTTTAGACGAACCAATACGCGCACGCTCGTCGGCGATGCGCATATCTTCTACCAGCTTCTCATATAAAGAAGTCCAGATGGCGGTGCGTTCATCTTCCTTTAAGTACGGCGCGGACTGAGCCAGCGTGCCGTATAGGTAGATGTCTGGGCTTTCAGTCAAAAGCCAATTAGTCGGCGCTGCATCGGACAGTGCGGGCAGCTTGGCGTAGTAAAGTAGTTCTGCTTCGTAAGACCCGTCAGGCTGCGGTAGAACTTCGAATTGCTGGCCGATAGTCGTAAAGAACATCGGCTGGTTCGCCGCGCTATACATCTGGCTATCTTCGAGAAGTTGTTCCGGCGTGACGTAGAGCAGCGGCGTGATAGGGTTTGTGTTCAACTGGAACCGGATTGTTTCTTTCCAGTCAGCAGGAACAGCAAAGTACGGCGTATCCATAGTTGCGGTCGCACGCGCCACCATTTTGCGGTGACGGATTTGGCGGCTCATCTGCGCTTCAGCAAGCGAGATGAAGTTTGGAATAGCAGCCGTCAGATCGGATCGATTGAGCCAATCGGCGACTGCGGTCCTCAACTCTGAATACGTCGTAATCGCCATTAAACAGTCCCCGGCCTTGTGCGGAAGTAACGATTATCTGGATCGTTCAACCACTTCTTCATCGCCTCTTGGTCTTGCGTAATACCTTGGCGCTCAAGTTCGTAATACACTGAAATGGGGATGCTGCCAACCTTTGTCCACTCACCCCAGCGTTCCGGCGCGCTATTGAATTCTTGTTTGTTACTCTCAATGATTGCGGAAACGTCCTGCTCTTTCGAGATGATCGCTTCGTCCTTCTCGGCGTCGTAATCATAAAAAGTTTTGACGCCTGTGAAAGCATCGTCGTTGATAAGGCGTTTATTCATAAAACCCTCAATAGTTAGATGAGGGGGCGCTATGCCCCCTCACCCAGTTAGACCAAATCTTACGAGGTGGTCAAGTCAGCTACGATACCGTGCGCAGCTTGGTTGTTTACCTTCAGACCGTACTCGACGAGGAGCAGAGCCTTCTCGGCGTCGCCCGTCTTGGCGAGGTCCATCTTCTGGATTGGACGCAGAACCGCCAACGATGCGTAGTCAGGATCGACGATGAACGCATCACGGTCACGCTGGAAGCGGTTAGGTACGATGTTGACTGTGCCGAAGTCGGAGACATAAACGTCGGCTGCGCCAACGATTTGTGCCTGCTGACCGGCTGGAACGTCGCGGAAGCGAGTTGCAATGCCGGTGAAGCCCGAAGCAACAGTTTTGTTGAATGGACCAACCATCAACATCTTTGGCGTACCGCCCGAAGTCCAGACGCTCTGGATAACGGTCTTCAGCAAGGTTTCCGAGAAAGCGCGCTGTGTACCATCGGTACGAGCCGCAGTCGGGGTCGAGCCAACAGTTGGGTTAGCACCGCCCGAACCGAACGAAGTGTTCGAGGTCAACCATGCAGGCAGACCAGCAGTACGACGTGCAGTTGTGGTGTTACCGGCGACAGCAGCTTGGTTAGC